TAGAATTATTTTTATTATTATTATTGTAATTGTAATTTTCTATTAATTCTATTTGTTTTGCATTATTTATATTATTACTCTGATCTAATAACATTTCATTAGATAATTGGGGGTCTTCCACATTATTATTGTTTATATTTTGAGAAGAAATATCTTCTACATTACTAGACCGCGGTGGTTGCTAATGATGGTGTCTTCGTCTGGAATGATGATGACCTCTTCCATTTCTTAATTCAAAATAAAGACTTTTATGTTCTGCAGAACGTAATTCATCACGTAAACGGTCAGCTTCTTGTCTTGCAAGAATATCTTTAAGATTATTATATTCGTATGACATTTGTTTGGACAAATCGGCTTTGGATTTCAAACCTTCGACTTGCACAGCTGTAGTATTTTCACTTGCTTGTTTAGCAAGAGCAGCATATTGATTAGTTGAATTAAGTAAAAAGTCATTTTTAACACCTAATATATCACGTGTAGCATCATTAAAGTTTTTCCATGATTGATCAGCATTTGTTTTAATAAAACCAATCAATTCATTGGTATTCTTTTGAGCTTCCATAGCCACTTTGTTTATATTAGTATTGACAGCATCTGAATTTCTATAAACTACGTCTTCAATAGCCATGGTTGTTTTATAAATATTATCATCTAATCTAACTCCTACACGTTCAGTTGCTAAAATGTTGTCTGTACCATTTTTAGTAACATCAGATGTTATACGGGCAGCTTTATCATTAACATTATCAATAATAAATTGTGTGTTTCTGTTATTTCTATTTTCATTTGCCCAGTTTGTACGTTCAGCATTAGCTAAAATTTCAGCGGATTGTAATCCTTGGGTTTTGAATAAATTTTCATCAACTTTTTTAATTTCGTTTGACAAATATTGTGTTTGATCATATGCGGCTTTTAATTGAGCTGGATCCATTTTTTTATAACTTGTTGTTATAATATTAAAAAAGAAAAAAATATTTTGTAAATTTCGTGAAAAATGCGAAAATTAATTATTTTTATTTTTATATACAAATTGTTTTAAATATATAAATTGTTTTAAATATATAAATTGTTTTAAATATATAAATTCTTTTAAATGTTAAAATTGTCTTTAAATATCTTTTTATAAAATAAATATATGTTATTTAACACGATAAATGCGCGTTATTCTTTAAAAATTTTTATATAGAGAATAATAAAATGGATAACGAAAATTATATTTCTCCAAATAAGATTACAAAACAATATGACATTACATCTGGAACATTAAGAAGATGGTCAGAGGCTGGTAAAATTAGATGTTTACGTCCTAATGGTGGAAAACGTATTTATAATATTGATGATATTAATAAAATCTTTAGCAATAAAAAAGATAATAAAGAAACAGAAGAAAATAAAGATGAAAATGATGGAGACAATGAAAAGGTTAAACAATCAATTAAAATATTAAAAGAAAATATTAATAAAAGACACAATAAAGATGATTATAATAGTTTTATAGAATTTGTGGAAACAGAATTAGAAGATGTAAAAAGTCTTATAGAAAATATGAAAATAAAGTAACAGTAATTACGGTATAGTATTAGTTAATTCATTTCTACAAAAAACACAATGTGTTTTACCAGATACATAATGATATCTGTTCCAGCAAATAGCGTGTACTGAATTATTACATTGTGATCGACATCGTATTGTTTTTTCTTTGTCGTAATTTATTTTTTCTAAACATATAGGACAATCTGTATTTTTTTCTCTAGAAGTATTGTTGTAATCTATTAGCCAGTTTTTATAAATAAAATCATTATATAGTTCTTCACTCCAAAATTGTGTATCCATAAATCCGAATTTTTGATAACCAAACCAGTAAATATGTTTACATTGATTTTTTCTTAAATTGTTATCTGGACAGGAACAACTACAATGTATATTGGAATCATTATCTTTCCAAATTTTTAATTCATATAAATAATTTCTAGAACCTAATAATTTACATTTAATAGATTCAACTATATTAGGTGTACTATAAACTAAATTAGAGTCTATAAATAATATTCTTTCAGTTAAACTTTTTAGTTTTCTTTTCATTACGTTTGCGCTCAGTTCAATAGGAGCCGCCATATTATTAAATTGAATAGTTTAATTAATTTTTAAATTTTTTTTAAATTAAATATAATTTAAAAGAAAATAAATATTTTACTTAATGTTAATGTATTATATTAATTTTAATTTATCAAATTCTTTAGGTCACTTAAAGTCTGCAAAATATATTAAATGTTTAGGAAAGGGTGCATATGGAACAGTTAAATTATATCAATGTAAAGACAATATATCATGTAATAAATTGTTTGTTGTTAAATATATAAAATATATTTTTAAAAATAAGGATAAGGATAAGGATAAGGATAAATTACTTAGAAAACGTGTATTAAATGAGTATACAATAGGAACATTATTACATAACGAATATATAATTAAAACTTTAGATATAGATTTATATAAAAATGCAATTATTTTTGAACATTGTAATGGGATTGATTTTTTAGATTATATACAAAAAATGTCTCCTTGTTTTGAAAAAAAAATATTTTATTTTAAACAAGTTATCGATGGTTTGATATATATGCATAATATAGGTATTGCGCATATGGATTTAAAATTAGAAAATATTATTATAGACATAGTTAATAACAAAATTAAGATTATAGATTTTGGACATTCAAAAGTATTTCATGATTCACTTCATATAGATACATTTATTTTAAAAAGAAAAATATATGGATCTGTACCTTATATAGCACCAGAAGAATTTTTAAACATTGAATATAACCCAGAAAAGGTAGATGTGTGGTCTTGTGGAATTATTTTATATATAATAATATACAATAATTATCCTTGGAATAAAGCTGATATTAAAGATTTGTATTATAAAAAATATTTAACAACTATAAAATATAATAAATATTTTTTTATCAAATATAATAATTTATTAAATAAATTGTTAAATCCAGATCCTTCTAAAAGACCACAAATTAAAGAAATTAATTTTGAAGATCTTCTTTAAAAAATGTTATATTTATATTATCAATAGTATTATTAATAATATTAGACATATTGTTTATTTCTTGTTCATATTTTCTAATATCTTCTTCTAAGGATAATTGATGTTTTATTATTTCATTTTCAAAATATAAAATGTCTAGTTTATTAGATATACAATTTAATTGATTAGTTATGTTATCATAATTTTCTACAAGATCATTTTTTAATAGATTATATATATCTGGACCTTTTTCATTATCGCAATTATCATTTTCATTAGACGTTTTAATAATTTCTAGATTCGATATAATATTTTCAAAATTTGTTAAAATTTCGTTTTTATAATTTTCTAAAAAGTTATTTAATTTATCTTGTTTTTCTATTTGGTCAAATTTTATTAAAATATCATTAAATTTATCTTCAAAATAATCCTTAATTTCCTTATATACATTTATTTCTTTTACTTTACAATCACAACAACCTTTAAATGTTATATCATCATCATATAATTTTGCACAAATGATATCCATTTTATTTTCTAATTCTTGAATTTTATTTAGTAAATCAAAGTTTGTTGTTCTGCGAAACATATATATATATATATAAATTGTATTTTTTTATATATAAATTAACGTAATTGTACCTTGCGTTAATTTATATATAAAATTTTATTAGAAATAATTAACAAATGACATTACAAAAAAATGAAAAAGTTTTAGATTATTTATTCGAAGATCCACCTTTACAAAATCAAAAATATGCATTAGTAAGTATTGTAGGTCCTAATATGCCTCAAAAATGTGATATATGGGGGATTAAGGTTAGAGGTGTTGCAGGAACTATAGACGAAGCTAAAAGAATATCTCAAAAGATTTTACGTATAGATAATAATTATGATATTTATACTGTTGATATTGGTAAATTTTTTCCTTTAGTTGTAAATCCATTAGAAATTAATGAAATAGAATATCAAAACGATCAATTAAATAAGCTTATTAAAAATTATTTAGAAAACAGAGAAACAGCTAACGATTTTTGGCATAAAAGAAAATCAGACATGATTCAAGAAGCTATTAAAGAAGGTAAAAATCAAGAAGAATTATCAAATAGACCAGAACATCCAATTGCAGTTTTACAAAGAATTCAAAATTATGAAACGACTATATTAGAAATACAAGAAAATTTATCAAATTTACAACAAGATTTACAATTATCTAAAAATAAATTTGAATCCTATTCCGAAGATGAGCGGCAAATTGCACAAAATGAATTAAAAAATGCAATAGATAATAATTTGGAAAGTATTACAGTTGAAAATAAACAAACAGAAATATCAGTAGAAGAAATAAGAGCTCAATTACTTGATGATTTTAATTTACAATCAAATGAAACGACTACCGATGATCAAAATGATATTAATATTAATTCTGTTTTGGATAAAATTAAAAATTTAGAAAAAGAATTAGAAGAAATGACAACTTTTAAAAATTCAATTATAAAAGAATCTGCACCATCTGCGTATAAACGTGTAGAACAAACTATTAAAGAAATAGAAACTGAATTATCTAATTTTAAAACTCAATTAAATAATAAACAATTAATTAATAATTATATTAATGAAAATTACGAAAACCCCCAAAGTTACTTTTAAAAAAGTAACATCAAAACAGGGCTCGCGCCTGCAAGAACTAAAGCATATAAACTATAATAATTTACTTGCAGGCGCGAGCCCTGTTTTGATGTTACTTTTTTAAAAGTAACTATTACAAGCTGTCTTTATGTACAATCATTTCACAATATTTATATTTTAATAAAGAATTTTTATGTTGTACCCATTCCATTTCAGAAATTTGATTAGACATTTTTTTTAATAAAATAGAATCAATTGGTTTTCTATCATATTCTGTATTTGAATATGTATAAAATAATTTGTTATTATTTAAATTAAACTCTACACTTTTTATAGATTTGGTCATCAACAATATATTTTATATAAAAATATAAAATATATTTCAATTAATTTTAAATTAAAACATTACATTATTTACAATAAAGTAATGGTTTTGAAGCTACGCTACTTTTTTAAAAGTTACTATTATTGTTTAATTATAAATGGATTGTTATTTAATTGAGATAATATAGTTGGATCTAAACGTTCAGATGATATTTTATCGAGTCTTTCATCATCGTTACGATATTGAATGATAGTTCCTATATTTTCTTTACTAGGTATAACAGGATTAATATTTACATTCATTTTTGGTCTTTTATCTTCTCGTTCTTTTAATAACATATTTTGTGTAGATTTAAGTTCTGCTTGTGATGTTTTTCCTGAAGATGTTTGGAAATATTGTGGTCCATTTATTTGTTTTTTCAGTTCAGTGTCTTTTGTTAACATTTGTTTTCCTGTAGTTCTTGCATCGTATTTTGTTACTAAATATCCCATACCTCGTTCTTTTTCAATACCACCTAAATATTTATTATCTATTAAAGATTGTTTTTGAGTAACCTTTGCATCTATACCTGATATACCACTTTGATATGCATTTGTTTTGCCTGTATCAAAAGTAGTTTTAACATTACCGAAATTATCATATATCATAGTACCTTGTTTTAAAGTTGTTTTAAATTCATCTTGTGGTTTAATAGCCATACCAAATTCTTTTCTTTGAGCATTTAATACATGTGATTGTTGCCCGGTTGTTTCACGTTCTGATTCATATGATGTTATTCCAGATTTACCATAATCATCTACCTTTTTATCTGTAATATTTCCAGTAACATTTCTAATAGAATCAGCTTCAAAGTTTTGTCTTTTAGGATTTTGAAATAATGATAGTGATAATTCTGAACTATTGTCAATATTGCCTAATCTTTGTTTTGTTTTAATTAATTGACTATTATTTGCTCCTCCATAATATTCCATATTATAATCTTGTCTAGATGACCCCTTAAAGTTTGTTTTGTAATCTCTTTCCATAGTTGTTTCTAAATGTGCACCAGGTCCTCTAAATAATTTATCTGGTGTTTCTTGTTCGTAATAAGTATCTGGACGTCTTTTTACTACTTCCCCTTCTACACCTCTTACACTACCAAATTGACCAGCTATTGTTCTGCCCTTATATGTTTCTTTTGGGTTATTTAAAACTCTTAATTCATCAACTGTTTTAGATCCCACTTTTGGATTCAATGGATTATCAATTGTTCCAGAAATAGGAGCTGAAATATATTCTTGTTCAACTGGACGTTCGTTTTG